GAAGATTATTTTTTGTTCTTTTCTCTAGCACTTGATTAATCGATGTTTCGTCTTCACCTTTAAGAAATTTTAACTCAACATTAATACCAGATTTTGGCAGTCTAAGAAGTATTGTACCAGAATCTGTTATTGTGGCGCTTTCGTCGTCTTTTATTTCTTTATTTGAAATATCATTTAAATTTTTAACATGAGTATTTTCAGCACCACATTTTAAACAAATATATGGGAACTCATAATTTTCACCAAACGCATTTTTTCTTGCATTAATTAATATTGCATTTTTATCACCCAATAAAAGATCTTTTGCTTTGATTCTTTTATCAACCAATAAAGATTCTATAACTCTATCGAGTGCAATCCCTGCTTTATTTAATGAAGGAGAAACGAGAAGATCCTCTTCTCTTGCGGTCATAAATTTAACTTCAACTTTATCAACACCATATAGCGGAGAATCTTTAGAATAAAACTTTCCTTGAGATGGAAGATCTACAAAGTCTGTTGGTGTTTCATATCCTCCATTTGATTTTGAAAAATTAACAGCACCACTACCAAGAGCACTTGGTAATCCAAATTTATTTAAATTGTTCATTTATACCTCTTTTAAATTCCAAATAATCTTTGAACAGAATCTTCTTCAGCATAAACACCTCTGAAACCATAATCTGCCCAATCATAACTTAAATCTACTTTAACAGTAGAAATTGTTTCATTTTCATACGTTAAATCAGTTGGAGTTATACCAGTTATATAAGCTCCATTTAATCTCCAACTATCAAATTTTTCTCCATTCTCATCCAATGTTTGTATCTCTATCACTCCAAGAATAGCAGATAATTTTTGCTTTGACAACTCTAATACGCTTCCTTCGTCAACTTTTCTTTCATAGCCAGCATTGAGACCAAGATTGAAAAAATTTTCTATTCTATCTTTTGCAGTATAGAAAGAATTTGGTATTAGAGGATCTCTTCTATCATCACCAATTCCTAATGGACTTGCATAGTAATTTGAGTTATACAACTTTGACATGAACTGTCCAATTACGGAAGTAAAAATACCATCATCAAGCATTTGTATAATATCAAAACTAACTTTACCATCCCATTTAACTTTTTTTGGATATTTAAAGTCATATTCAAGCATAGAATAATTTGCTGTTTCTATGCTATACTTTGGAACGGAAACAGATTTAATTAAAGCAGAATCAACACCTTTGATTCTTAAAATGAATCTAAAAGATTGTTGAGCCTGCTTTCTTGTTATTAATGAACTTTTATCAAAAAATAGGGGCATACAAACCTCCTATTAGGTTGGGAATGGAGGCGGATTGCTTTCGTCTTTGTTTCTTAATTCTGCCCAGTCGTAAGTGAATGAAACATTGACTTCTAATAGTTTTTCTTCAGAATATGAAGCATCGCCATATGTAACTTTACTGATCCAAGGATTGTTTAGAACCCAAGTTTCATAAACAGCACCTTCTGAGTCAATTCTTTGAATCTTTATTTGACCAAAAGGAAATTTTGCTTTTGATATTGTTTTTCTAAAATACTCTGGACTTGAAGCTGATTCATTAAAAGTAGACGGATAAACATAACCTGCTTTTCTAATGTAGTCAGTAAACTTTTGAGCCATATTGATATCAATTGTATCAACTAGTTTAACTGTAATGTCTCCTTCCCACTTTACGCCTCCTGGAAACTTAAATTCGTGTCCAAGAAACTTATGTGATCCACCTTGACTAATTGTTAATTGTGGAACTCCGGTTGCACTCACAAAGTAAGAAGGAACATCATTTAGATATAAAATGAATCTATGAGATCTTTTTGGATCTAAACCTCTAGTATCTTTTGCCCAAAACATTGCTGTTGGAGGTGCTACTTGCTGTGGCATATTATCTATCTCCTATTAAACTGGGAATTCAGCTCCCGATCTTGTGATAAAGAAATCAATTGCAATAAACTCAATGGCTCTAGCTGGCTTGAGGAAGATCTTGGCATATAGAATGTTTTGATCAATCAAGTCTGGTGTTGTTGTTGTTGAGTCTAGAATTAACTTGTAATCTGTTAAACCAAATCTTGCTTTTACATCTGCAAGGAATGGCTCTGCTTGATCTTTAAAGTTATTCCATGTTGCTTCAACATTTGGCTCAAAGAGAATTGATGTTGAGATTAGATTGATTCCTCTCTTGATGTAAATCATTAATCTACGAACATTAATTCTATCTAGAGCAGATGGAGTCGCTTGTAGAGTCTTTTGTCCAAAGATTACGATACCTTCATTTGGGAAGGATGTAATTGGATTAATATTGACTGGGTATAGTTTGTCTCTATCGCTTTGACTTAGTTTCTTAACGACGTTTACAACATTTACTCCAGCATTACCTGTTGATAGTCCACCACGATTAAATCCTGCTGGAGCAAACCAAGGAGCTTGAACGCTGTCTGTGTAAGACATTGCACCAAGAGCAACAATTGATGGAGGAATTGGAATTATTTTTCCTGTTGTTGAATCGGAAATTTGAACCCAAGGATAGTATGTTGCTCCATAACTTGAGTTTAGATTTCTAGACTTAATTTGGGCCACAGCTTGATCTACTGTGGTAACGCGATCATTAGTTCCTTGTCTATAATCACTGACTTCATACTTTGTTACATAAGAAGATTGTGCGTTTGTATCACCAGACGCATCAATAATTGCTAAAACATCGCCTCTTTGTTCTGCAATCTGTAATTCATATGATGTTAGAGATTCTAGAGATAGTCCTGGAATTACCAAAACATTACCTTGTACTTCTTCTGGGTCTCTTACTGTATCAATTGCTCTTCTATATGTATAATAAATATAGTTACTATCATTTGTTGGAGAACTAGACATAGCAGTATTTCTTAATGGTTCACCCTCTATAATATTAAATCCATCTGTTCCGCCTTGGAAGACGGTTGTAAAGGAATTGACACCATTATTTAATAAGTCAGCATATGTTCCGCCACCAGAACCGGTTGCTGTAAATGAAGTGCCATTTGTCTTAGACCCGGAGGTGTACGTATACAATGTAGAAGCACCAGTTCCAGACTTTACAACTTCATCTAAGCTAAATGCCCAAGCGTATTGAAGGCTTGTAGAAGCAACGCCATTTACAAATTCAGATGAACCAGTCGCTGGTAATCTTAGCAAGTCATTTATACCTTCATTATAAAGAATAGAACTTGCAGCTCTTGTTGTTGTTGCACCAAAGTCTGCTAATGTAAATGTTGTTAAAGAATCTTCGGCAGAAGTAACTCTTTGTCTTGCCGATGGGAATATGAATTTATAATTCATTGATATTGGACTAGTAACAGGAGCACTGGCTGAAGCATATGCATTAGCAAAATTTTGTATTATACTACCACCAGCAGCAACTGTAGCTAAATTTCCAGAAAGATCTGTGTACTTTAGTGGCCCAAGAACACCAAATGGAACCAAAGAAGAATCTAGAGAATCGCTATACATCTCAACTCTTACAAATTTTGAGTTATTTGGGTATAGTCCTGTTTGATTTAATCTTCTTTGTGTATCGTCCCAAGTGTAACTGACATCACCAATTCTTCTGGCAATATAGTTTGGAGAAGATGGGTCTAAATCACAACCAGTATAGCTTTCAACTAATTTTTTGTTTGCATCTGTATCATATATTCTTCTTATTTCTACATCAAATGTGCCATATTTTTGTGCATCATTTTGTGGTGCCTGAATATTATTAATTGTAATTTTTAGATTGTTTCTAATCCAATCGCCACCATCAAGAGAAATAAATCTAAATAATTTTGGAGCATTCGCTGGATTATAAGACTCTTGTCCTTGCGCGACTTGTCCAATAATCCACCCTGTTCTAGCTGCGGTATCTTCCTCTGCTTCATCTCCCAAACGATCATTTAATTCTTTTAATGAGACTATTATACCAGCTTTTTGATCACCAGTATACAAAGCACCAGTTACATAAACATTGTTAACGATATCGTTTTCAAATGTTTCGCCAAGCCAATAAGCGTAATAACTAGAACCACTAGGATCAAGTCCTGTGTTTAAATCTTGATTTACGTTTTGTGGGTTTGTGTTAAAAACTTTTCTAATAAATTTGTTGCTAGATGGATCAAAATTAAATTGTTTAATTGAATTCGATCCTCCAACCCCAGCATTTAATCCAGAACTGCTACTCATCTTAACAGTAAATACACCATTTGAATCAGATAATATAAATCTAGAATTTTGAGCAGATGTGGTTGTAGCTTCAACTGCAGTTCCACTTAATACTGGCACAGAACCGCTACAATACCATATAGCAGCCAGAGAGCCTGTAATATTAAAAGAATTAGTGTTTATATTTACACCTGTACCACCAACCAAAGCAGATCCCGCAAGAGTTGTACCAGAACCAGCATTTGTTAAAGCAATACTATTTCCACCAACTCCTGGATAATATGCATGTAAAGTTACTTTTGTGGCTCCCGAGCCAGCAGAAGCAGACATTCCAGCTATACCACCACTTACGAGTGTTACTCCTGATCCATATTTAACTCCAGTTGCACTTCCGCTATTTATTGCGGCAATAAAATTAGTTGCTGTTGTAGAGCCACCAATAGCGGGGCTACCACCAGCAACAAAAACTTCAGTTGCCGCTGGCGTAGTTGCACTAACATCGTTTGATTGTTTTACTATAAAAGTAATATTACTTCCTTGACCGCCAACAGAAGTTGGGACATTTAACACAAACATTGTTGCGCCATCTACGGCAACAGCATGTGTTGTAGCATCTGTTAAAGAAGCAGTTGTTCCAGGTGCTGGTGGGAATACATATAAACCATAAGCACCAACTGCTTTAG